CTCCAAATAAAAAATATGCAGAGTTGTCTTGCAAGTGCAATCCTACAATATCTGCTCCAGGTAAACTTGAGCCTGGCTTCTTTATATCTCTACTCAAATTCCACGGCAATATGGAGGAAAAATTATTGAGAAAACCCCCCTATTCGGACTAACGCCCCCATTTGTGGTAAGGGGTAGGAATTGCACCTACGACCTATGGCTTAAGCCATTGCTCTACTGTCTGAGCTACTCTTCCTTACTTAATTCCTTCTTTGGCTGTTTGGAGTAAGAAACCTAGTAAATGCCAAACTCTTTCTTTAATACGGTCTATACATATTTGTATACCAATTTCTTGACTAAAGTTAGCAGGGTCTACACAAGAAGAACTTTCTACAATCTCAAAACCGTTAACCAACGTCGCTTTAACAACAGTTGTTTTATCCCCTAATTTATAATCTTGATAAGATGCTATGAAGCTATCTACCATTTCTTCTGTAATTGTATTTTTATCACCTATTTGCATGTATGCTTTTTCAAAAACTTCTTTAGGTGACCATGATACATAACCATCTGGATATACTACTTTGTACCCTTCATCATTAGGATTTTCGTCTGCTGGTATTTTCCACCCTCTAAACTTGTTATAATCTCCTCGTGTTATTGGTTCAGCTTTAATCATTTTAAATCCAATATACTTTTTCACTTAAACACAACTCCTTTAAAATATTTTACTTATACAATAAAAAATCAACACCCAGATAGGTATTGATAGTAATTCCTACTTCCTAATGCGGTCCTTGTAAAGAAATTCATCCTTTGGATTGCACAACACTTTTGCAGTGAATACTTGGTTAGGATTTAAAACCACATCTAACCCACAGTACTTATAAACAAAAAATTTATGCTTAAGTTCTCTTATTTCTGGAGATGGACTATTCAAATGAGCAATACCCATTAATTGCCCAAAGGCATAATCATTCAGAGAAACATATTTAGGTTCAAAGCCGTTGTATTTAATCTTGTCTATCTGTTCGTCTATGTTTTGCATTATTTTTTTAATCTCATCTAGTTCTAACCGTACTGTTTTTGTTTTTATATCCATTTTATTAAGATACTCACCACCCGTAAAAAGAGGCGTTTTATCTAATAATGGTTTCCATATCATATGAAATTGTATTTCATTCATTAGTAAATCCCCTCCAACTTACGGCTTTTACCATCATCCGAGATAACAAGCTCAACCTTTGGTACAAAGCAAATAGCCTCTGCTATAGCATTACTACCATCTGGATTGCGCTGTTGAGTGCTAACCTGCACCAGACATCCTTCGCCTTCGATATTCAGCACCTTTGTTGACTTCATCCAACCTTCCTGCTCTGAACTGGCTTTACACAATAGCTGCCACGCATCACCATCACCAAATACCTTTAAATCTGATACCTTTTTCTTAGCATCCTTAACACTTGTTATATCTAGTGTTTTACCTTTTACTTCTCCTGACTGTTCTTTTGTAGTAGTCATTAAAACCCACTCCTTTGTTTTTATTATCCAAACTGACTAACAGTTTGCATTACTTTGTTTAATCTTTCTTCTTCCGGTAGTTGCATTAACTCATTGTATAATTCAGGATTAGTCGATTGTAGATGTTGCAAGAACATATTCGCTTGTTCAACCTGCTGCTCTGGCGTTGTACCCATACCAGTCTGTTGCTGCTGTAAGAAAAACTCATGGGTAGTTATGTGATACTTGAGCATTTTCCTGTTTTCTTCCGGCCAATTCTCATAATCAGCAGTTTTCATCAGATTAAAATGCTCATATAAATGGGTATCGTGATTATGCCAATACTCAGCCATAACAGCGATACCCTCTTTTATCTTTTCCTGTTCTCTTTTGGCTTGGTTACTATCAAGTGCATTTTCCCCATAAATATCATCAACCGAGCCAAATTCCATATATTTCAAGGCTTTTGAGAAATTGGGCTTTCCTGTCCGTGGATCAGTAAAGAAGCCTGCCTCTAACATATCCATAACCATAGCTTGTTGTGCTACCTTGGACCTTGGCATAGCACTTCCAGGCTCTACCCCGATATCTAGTTCAACCTCAAGGTTAGCCCTTGTAAACTCTACCCATTCAATTTTATTATCTTCACCAACAACGGCAAAGCCCCTATCTTCCTCATAATTCTCTTGACAAAGCTTAAAATCACGTTTAAATATCTTAGCATATCCGGTTTCGATTTCATCAATCAATGGCCTAATGACGTCCTCATCTTTTTCTTGTAGGAAGTTAATTGCCACACCAGACTTCGCATTAGGGGTCTCTTTACCGTAACTGACCTTATTTAGAATGGGTATTATCTCAAATTGTTGGTCTAGTATTTCTAACTCTTTATAAATATTCGGGTCAAGTGGCGGTACATCAACCACTTGTACTGGTTTCCCTTGACGACTAGCTAACCCTTCTACTGGCAATCCTAATCCCGGCTCTGTAGTCCACTCATCTATATTAACCAAATCTGGGTCATACATAAATGGTGGGTCATTGTAATAATCATTGTGCATCTCAATTTTACTTAGCAAATGGTTCCATCTTCTTTGAATTGGTATTAAATCCTTTATAATATCTAATGACCAGAATTGGCCTGGTAAAAATATTAATCCTATGTGCACTAAAGGTATTTCCTTGCATTCTTCGACTATATCTAATATAACATTATTAGCCCAGGTTACTTTTGCACCATTAGGAAACCTTTTGCATGGTAAGATATATAATTCCTTAACCGTTACCATATTGTCTGATTTTTCTTCGTTAAGGTAGCCAGATTCAATAGTGTCGCTTAATTTTTTATGCACCTTAACGTATTTATTATCCCGTTCTGGTGGCACGTCTTTACCATACATTTCTTTTATTTCATCCACACTCATTAACTCAGCATCACCAAACATTTGCATATCACGCATATTGGTTTTACCTGGCTGCGGGTAACAGTTAAACGGTGAACGTACCACTAAATCAGTTTCACCAAGGTTAAACATAATTTGTGATTGTTGGGCATCTACTTTAAGTTGCGGCAATCCCTCTGATGTCAACCCTTTTTCTGCGTCCATTTGCCTTAAATCAATAACTTGTTGGCCCTTTTTAGGGTTCCAAAATTGCTTAGCGAATACGTTGCCAGTAGCTACAAGCCATCCTGCCATTTCCGGGTGTTTTTCATTAAGTTCCAATATATTCCATTTATATTCAAGTAGTTTTACCGCTGCTCTAGCGGCTTGAATGTCTTTTTCTTCTTTACTATGTGCTTTTGCACTTGGTATCGGTTTATTTTTGGTAAGCTTCGCAATCATTGTTCTATAGACAGGCAATATTCGGTTGTCTACCATTCTAATCATCCATTCGGGGTCATACTTTGTCTCAATCCTAGTTATTCCCCCGGTTTGACTGTTTATTTTAGTCAGCTGGTCGCCGGCAATAAACGCTATATTAAGGAGCCATTGACGTTCTTTTCGTGCTTTACCTTTGGCACTTTGTTCAAAAAATGCTTCACCAAACTCTATTAAATCCTTTTCGTCTTGTATATCATTAAGTGTCATTTTATTCATTGGCTATCACCTGCCTTATTGGCTTATCTTCGCCTTTTCTTCCATAATCCGCTTATCATTCATGTGTTTGCTCACTACTTTTGGCTTTTCTATTTTATCTTCCATCTTTTGTGCTAATTTTAGTTCTCTTAAGTCTTGTGCCATCAACCTGTCTAACAAGTCAGCACGCTCTTTTTGGTAAGCTAACCTAATCATGTCCAATGTTTCTATGTGTTTATCTTTGAATTTTATAATATCTCTAGCCAGACTAAGAATACTACTCTGTATTACGACAAGTAAGAAGAATACTACTAGCAACACATAAAAAGCAGATTGGTAATTCATCTATCCCACTCCTTTTTAAAAACACTCAATCTTTAGATTTTCTTCTTTCATCCATTCTTTAACTTTTTGCTCTATATCATCTAAGTATCCTAAATGTTTAGCAACTTCGACTTTATGCCATTTCTTGAATTTATCTGACTGAACTAATCGTTCTAATGCTTTTTTCTTGTTTTGTAGTTGGCTTCTTTCATCTTGTGATTGACCAATAGCACCACTAGGAATATGTGTAATTCTTACTGCACTATCAGTTTTATTTCTATGTTGACCACCTGCTCCACTACCCCTAAATGTTTCGACTCTAAAATCCTTTTTCGTGATTGAAAACAATAACTGTTTCATGCTCGCTATACTCCTTTACATTAGGTGTCTTTTTCTGTTTCTCTTAGACTTGCTCTTAGCGAGTTTTTCGATATGATCGTGTATTCGTTTAGCTTCGCCTGTTAGTTCCTTCTTAGGCGATTTAGTCTGTTTGCTGTGGTGTGCAATTAAACCATAACCTAACCCATCATAAGGGTTGTCAATGGCACTATCATCAGCAACTTTTTCCGGATCCTTTTCATCTTCAAGTAGCTTTGGTAATATATCAATAACCTTATGACATGTACTAAATATCTGTAGTTTAGCTGTCATTTTACCAGTGTTTTTATCCTCATAAGGTTTCAGGTACTCATGCAATGTTGCTTTTCTTAACACTCTATCTGTAACAGCTTTGATGAACTGGCCTCTTGGTAATCCACCATCTACATAATAATCAATAATAGATTTTCCACTTTGGTCCCGGTGATGAGCATTCCAGGCATCAACTCCGGCCACGGTAAACATATAATTTTCTTCCACTTCTATCTCTTGTCCGTTTTTCACCTCTACTCGCTTGGACATTTTAACCACTTTTTTCGCCTGATCAGAATAAATAAGCTTCTCATCCTCCGGTTCTCTTGTAAATTCTTTGTATAAAAACACTTGTCCATCTTCTGATACTGCAAACCAACCCCACCAATATGGGTCACTATAACCGTTGTCCACTGCTCTCCACCGTTTCCAGTGTGCAGGGATAATAAATGGTTGACACACATGGATATCTCTATCAAATTCAGGGAATGCCATCCCTTGTGCTGCACTAAAAGCTTCTTCCGGTGTGTTTGGATACTCTGCCTTCCGTTTATGGGCCGGCATGTTTCGGCATGTTTGCTCATACCAAGCATCATCACGTCTTGGATCTGCTTTCCAACTTAAGAAAATGGCAATAAAATCATTGAGTCCGTTATATGCATCCCAGAACATTTTTTCAAAAAATGTTCCCAGTTTTGCTGTGCTTAAGCCTATGACTTGTCCACCTGTTGGTCGGTTGATGGTCGGATAAGCACTGGCCCATATTTCTTCTGCCCACATTTGGAATGCCCACTCATCAAGGATAACTAGTGATGCGGTAAAAGAACGACCGCTATCTTTGGCAGCAGGAAAACTTTGAAAATTCGCTATCTCTTGACCAGGATGAAAAATTGTAATTTCATGTTCTGTTTCCCGGTATGTTCTGCCTGTCCAGCCGTTTTTCTTGGCTTCTTTTTCCTCCTGTATCATCCACTTAGGCAAGTATTTCAGTATAAAACCAACCCTGTCAACCAGCTCCTTGGCTTCGGTATCCCCTCTACTAAGTGCAACCACTGTATAACCGGGATTATAAATCATTCGCCACACGGCATAAGATAACGCCAGCCAGGTTAGCCCTAACTGACGTGCTTTTAATACTATATTAAATCTATGATTGATAAAGTCGGCTAATACTTTTACTTGTGATGCCCACAAAATGAATTTTACTACACCGCCTGGTACGTCTTTATCTTGGATATATACAAACTGATTTATGAAGTACTCACAACTCTGACTTGCCTTTTCGTTTTCGCTATCTTCTAGGGAAATCTCACCCGATTGTTTCTTGGCGATCTGCTTAATATTATCAAGAATTGTAGCAAGCACATTAACTGTCACCCTCTCGGACTTAGTGTTTCATTGTATTTTTTTATTTTTTCAACTTCCTGTACTATTCTCACTTATTTTTCACCTGCTTTTTCTAAACTATGTGCTGGATATTTAACTGAAACTGGTTTTAGTTCCCATTGTTCACCAGGGAATAAGATAACAGTATAAAATATACTCCATTCATCAATAACTATTTTTTCTACGTATCCAAGTAACCCCTTATATTTCCCTTTTGTCACTCTAACTGTTTCATCCGGGGCAAAATCTAATTCATATTTCTTCTTACCTTTATTACTCATTCTTTATCACCCTTCGCTTGGTACATCATTTGCTGCTCAACAAGCTTCTGCATATATGGGTCTTTCGCTATATCCTGTATAACAACAGCAAAGACTTCCGGGGCCTTTGCCTGGAAGCCTTCTAAAAATCGTTTAATGAACTCTTGCACAATACTAAACTCATATATCTTTTCTTGGAGCTGGGTGAGGAATTTGTTATTCTCCCTGACTTCCCGGTTGATAGTGGCTAGGATACCAACCTCTCTGGCAAAACTCTTTTTTATGGCTTTAAAATATTCTTTTATCGGGTATATTATATCTGGTCCTTCCGAAATCTCAATAACGTCCATGAGCCTCTCATATTGCTCTTGTATCAGTTTTGGCAAATCTTCTAGCAAATCCAACTGCTGGTACATCTTTTGACTTACCCTGAGCTGACTTTCGATTATATTGTAGTTCTGCCGGATGGTAGTCTTTATCATGCGCATATCAGTTTTAACTACTTCGGCTTGCTTTGCAGGTAATGCCTCTAAAAACCGTTGAACCGCCATTGGACTTACTTTATCATCAATACCCTGCTCTTTTAATACCCGGTTACATTCTTTTGCTATATCTGATCTGGATAACGGTTCTTTTTGATTAGCTAATTTATGCACCAATGCTTCTAGCTGGTATTTCTCGATTTTACCCTGCCTAGCCATTGGCATCATTCCTGTTTAGCCAATTTTTTTCTATATTATTAACCCAACACTGACCGATATAATCAAGTATTTCGTCTAATACAACTGCAATTATAAGAGTTACAACTAAAACAATAAATCCTTTCACTCCCTCTCACTCCTTCTAAATTTCATTCCCCCAACTCAACTCACCTTTTTAAGCCTATAACGTTACGATATATAACGATAACGTTATAACGCCAATTATAACGTTATGTATGAACGCTTTTTTTGTATCACTTCTTACTTAAAGCCTTGATTTTACAGGGATTTTTGCATAACGTTATGATGCGGTTTATGCGTTATAAAAAAATATTTCATAAAAAATTATTCCATTAAATGTTCTAATCCTAATTCTTTGCATATTTCTCTGGTTTCTTCTTTACTAGCAATTATCTCAATATTTTCTTCTAACCTCTCGTTATATTCTTTAATTTTCCGATTAAGGTTTGGTTCCGTTTTCCCTAATAAAGTAAATACTGTGGTTTTAAGTGCCTTACAAGCTTCCCCTATTGTTGGATTAAGCTTATTTTCAGCACAATGCAGTTTATATTTATATAACCGTGCTTCTTTCTTATTTAGTTTCATTTTTTTTACTAGACTAAGAAATACTTCTGATTCTATTTCATTGAACTCTCTCAAAAATAATCAACTCCATTTTCTTTACTTCACGTTACGTTTAATATATAACTGAATAAATTTATTTTAGGAGGTTTTATTAGGTACATCAGATAGTTTCCCTTATTCCCATTATGATAACGCTTACAATCATTTTTACCGTCAATGGAAAGAAGAAGGTTTTACCAAACAGGATTTTATAAAGCTTGTTGAATTTAAAAGACGTTATGACCGTTTTCACTTCTATATCAAAGAAACTAAACCTCAATGGAAGCATTCTCATTACGAACATTTTGCTGATAATTCAATTGAAGAGATCCAAATTGATAAAGATGGTAACACTAGACGGATTTTAATAAAAGCACCTTGGGGAGATCTTTGTTAAAAAACTATGCCGGGGCCTATACCCCGGCCACCCACAAATATTTTAAGGAGGTATCCGTATGTCCGTTACTGTTAAGCAAGTAGAGCAAATCATTAAACAGCCCCCTAAAATTATGAAAGCTAGAGAATATAAGGAGATGCCTAAAGAATTACGCTTTGCTATGTTTATAGTCCGCATGACTAAAAAAGCTTGCAAATAATATTTAATTATCCACATTACAAAGAAGCCTTAATCGGCTTCTTTTTTTATATATAAAACCTTACGGTATAATTTCGGGTCCGTGGGAAGGGGTAAACCCACGGACTTATATTAAAAGGAGGTGAAAGAGAATATTGCCGTGGTCGGCTAAGCCACGGCAATACTTAAAAATTGGAGTATAAGAGTATCTTCCGGTTTCCCGAAAATATTATTTTACAGTACTATATTATCACGGATATAATGTTATGGAGTGTCAAAAAAGTGTCATTTTTAGTTGGAATGTGTAAAACTTATTTTGCAAATGAGCACCGTTCTTCATAGTACATAATTGTAATGCCTTGCAAGTTCCACATCCCAACTGCTTCCCATAATGTGATTGACATTCCTTTTTTGCCTCTCTGATTTTTTGCACCTGTTTATCCACCAATTCCATTTCAAATTTTTCAAAATGACACTCTGGGCAAATATCTAACCATTCACCATATTTTTTCTCACTTCTCCAACCATTTGATTTTTTGTAGTCAACAGCATCGTCAAAATTATCAAACTTTTCTTCTGCTGAATTTAAGCAAATATCACAGGTTAAAAAATAACTTCCATAAGCTTTATCAATCATTTATTTCACTCCTTCGCTTAATAATTCTAATCTGCCATCTACACTAATTTCGACACAACCTTGTATTTGTTCTTTTAACCATTCTACTTCCTCTTCGTTTTCACACCACTCAAATAAACCATTCACTTACTCCCCAAATAACGTCTGGGCAAATACTTTGATTGCAACCTTCTTAATCCTCTTGGCTGTAGCTTCACTTTTGTATATTAAACCGCATATATGATAATACGGCATCCGTTCTATATAGAACATTTCTATTACCTGCCGTTCTATCTTATTTAATGGTTTCATGGCTTCTTCGATAAGCTCAACTTTCCTTTCATTTTTTTCTTTTCGGATCCTGAGTTGCCTGATCTGTTCAAGTATTGTTGCTTGATTTTCTGTTGATGATAAAAATTTATAAGTTTCGCATATTTTCTCTTTAGAATAATCAGTTCCGGCCACACCAATATCCTGTTCTAATTCTTTAATCTGTTTTTCTAAATTTGTAATACTAGCTTTTAAGCTTGGATACTGCCTTAACAACCGTTCTGCATTTTTAATATTCTGATTTATTATTTCGGGGCTGCTCTTTTCAATAAGCAATTCCTTATCATTCATTGTAGATCACCCCTATCACATGGTACTTAGCTGCAAATGTATCACGGCCAATTTGTTCAGCCTCAGAATGATGGGTCCGGCATAACTGTATTTTCCTATGGTCACTATCATCATACTTTCTTCTATCCCTTCCGGCACCGATAGCATCCCAGTGATGGGTCTCCCCTGGTTTACCACAGATACAGCAAACTTTTGTTTTCAAGCAAAGTATCATGTAAGTTTCAATATCCTCAAACATTTCCCTGGGATGTTCCTTTAGGGATACTCCGTTCATAAAGCTCCAACCCACCAAGTATGTTATAAAAGCTTCCGCCGTCTCCTTTTCACAATTAGATAAACTAAATGGTTCCATTTCTGTGCCGTGGATGAATTGTAATTTTAATTCCTCTTTTACGGCTTCTATATTCTGGCCAGTATGCTTTGATATATCTTTGAGAATGGCATATATCTTTTTACGCTGCTCTGAGCTTATTTGTTTTAGTCGTTCCAGTTGTTCTGGGGTATCTATATTCATTTCTATAATAAGTGGTTTATCCCGGAAGTTTTTTATACATGGTGTAAGTATATCTTCGTTTCTACTATCTAGGACTAATGTTACCTTCATACCACCCTTTTTAAGTCCTCGGTAATCGTCTATTTCAGCATTAAATCTAACCATTTATCACACTCCCAAATATTCCGTTTTCCCGGTACTGTATTACTCCTTTTCGTGCCTGATCCAACAGAAGTAAAAATACTTCATCTTCTTCCCTTTGCATCTCCTCTGCTATATCACCTATATGCAAGCCTTCATTCCACTTTTGTAGTGCCTGTTCTATTTCTTCTAAGGTCCAGGAGAAATCTAAATCTTCTAGTGCAATATACAGCTGTTCCTGTGGTCTAATTTTGAAAATGTCTCCTTTTGGCTGTCCTTTTAGCACTAATCCCACATCCCAAACCTAACATTTTTAATCTTCCGAGGCCTTTCGTACCACCTTTGCAGCTTACTAATGTGTCTGCAAACTAGGACTATCCCCGAGGTAAGTATCATGAACAGTAATATTTTCATTTTGCTATCTCCTTCTTAAGTTGGTTACATACTTTCTGATCAAATACTCTTATACCTAAGCAATAGTCAATACGGTAAAAATTACACTTAAGGCACTTATCACACGGTTTCATTCTGTTTCACCTTCTTTATATTTTCGTTCCGGCGGTTCATAATACTTAAGTCTATCAATAGCAATTTGCACCTTATCCACTTTGCCGAATAAATGATAATCTATCAACATAAGCAACAACCCTTTAGTCTAATTTTCCCATCCAGGAATTAACGAACTATACTTCTCAAATTCCTTGTACTTTTTTTTATCAATAATCTCTAACTTAGCAGCTTCTTCCGGATAATACTTAGCAAATCGTTTTAATTTAGTCTTACTTTTCTGGTCCATGTAACCCTTGACCTCAACCCACCTATCCTCTTCCGGCAAGTAAAAATCTGGCTTATAACTCACGCACCCTTTTCTAATACCATCAAAGAAAAATTCTTTCGGTTCATATTCCCACTTAGTTCCGACAAAATTAAAGTATCGGGCGATATTGGCTTCCCATTTACTACGGAAAAATATATTACCCAAATCAGCACGTTTGCCGCTTTGATATTTTTTCTTTTTTGTGTCACCCGGGAGTAAACCTAACTCCCGGGCTAAAGATTTACTAATTCTAACCATTATCATCAACCTTATTTGCATATTTTATTTATGATTATCTATGCTTAAATGTATAGTAAGAGTATTAAAAAAGGGTCAAATTTTCAACCTTCTGCTCTGGTTCCTTTACGATCTGATATACAGCTACATGCTTTCTGGTTTCCCTATCCAGTTTTTTATCTATTACTTCTACCTTCCCCATTTGCACTAATTCATTTAATCTTGGGTGAGCAAAGTTTCTTTCTGGATAAGGTATTATTTTTTGTTTATATAACCATCTAGCAACTTCTTTTGCAGTAGCTTTACCTAATTTTTCTAAAGCCATTAAACATAATTGATGTCGGTTAGGTTTTAGAGGTTTAATATTTTCATGGGCTTCCCTTCTAGTTTCATGAGTAATTCCCACTTAATTTCCCCCCTTTTTTTGCGAAGCATTAACCTGCGGCATATAATCTATTTCCATTTTTGTCAGTGATAATAGGTTCTTTTGTTTCAAATTCAATATCTGTAGTAAATTTAGGTCTAAAATCTCCGTCTCCATCTGCATATAATGCTACTATTCTACTACCTCCAACATTACCTAAGTGTTGCATATACTTTAACATTGATATAAAATGTGGTATCCATCTTTCTTGCATTTCTACTGTTATAGTAAACTTTTTCATATTAACCCTTCCTTTGCATTTTTTTACATACTAGTCATTTTACTCCGGCATAATCTTCCCGGCCTTCTACTTTACCCAACTGTCGTTCAAAATTCTCACAATTTTTTCTTACATATATGTTATATAATAATCCCGGAGTTAACCCTGCTTTAATTGCTAGACTTACTACAAAGTGAAATACATCAACTACTTCTTCATAAAGGTTAGTTTTATTTATTTCTTTATCCTGCTTCCAAGGTTTCCAGTTTACTTCTTTGCCAACTTCAACTATTTCTTCTATAACTGAGAACATCTTGACTAGAAATGTATGTTGATCTGCTTTTTCGGGATGGTTCTGGATAATAAATTCATCAAGTGCCTGTTGCCTTAAAAATATTTCATCTAGTTTATCCAAAATTTTTTCACCACCTAGTCATATTTTCTGCATGTTCTGAATACATTTAGAACAGACAAGCTTCCCTTTAAATGTTTTGAGGTTTCCATCATCCTCATTACAAAAGCAGCAGGCAGGCTGGTATTTCTTAAGAATAACTTTTTCATCTTCAACATAAATTTCTATGG